CATTGGTGCGGCCAATAAGCTCGAGCAGGCCTATGGCTCATGTGCACCCGCGACGGTGCGCAATTACATCAGGCGTCACCCCTCGCTCCAACGCTTTCGCGACGAGATCGTCGAGGACACGCTCGATCTGGCGGAGACCGCGCTGATCAAGGGCATCGCTGCCGACAACATGACAGCGGTCATCTTCTACTTGAAGACCAAAGGCAGAGAGCGCGGCTATGTCGAACGCGTGGGCTATGTCGACAAGGACAACCAGCCTGCCAATCCCGCCGATGCGCAACACCAATATGTCGTAGTGCTTCCAGACAATGGCCGGGAGTATAGTGACGCTGACGACGAGCTCACCGAAGCCGACGCCGACGATACCGGCTAACGCGATCCAGCTGAAGCCGCAGCCCGGGCCGCAGACCACATTCATCACGAGCAAGGCTGACATCGCGATCTATGGCGGCGCTGCCGGCGCCGGCAAGACCTATGGGCTGTTGCTCGAGGCCGCACGGTACTTGCCGCGCACACCGGCGTTTGATGCGGTGCTGTTCCGCCGCACGACCCCACAAATCACCAACCCTGGTGCGGTGTGGGACGAAGGGCTGCGCTTTTTTACGAAGATCGGCGGCGAGCCGCGCACGGGGCACCACGAGTTCCTCTGGGCGGGTGGCGGCAAGCTGCGCATGGCGCACTTGGTCGCCGAGCTCACTGTGCTCGACTGGCACGGTTCACAACTGGCACTGATCCTGTTCGACGAGCTGACGCAGTTCACCGCGTATCAGTTCTGGTACATGCTCAGCCGCAACCGGTCGACCTGCGGGGTCCGGCCCTATGTGCGGGCCACCTGCAATCCCGACCCGGACTGTTTTGTCGCCGAGCTGATTGCCTGGTGGATCGATCAGGAGACCGGTTACCCGATCCCCGAGCGGGCCGGCGTGCTGCGCTATTTCGTTCGCCTTGGCGACAAGATCATTTGGGATGACCGGCCGGGGCCGCTGCGCCAATACCTGCCAAAGCTGGAGGACCTGCCGCCCGGCGTCGATCGGCCGCGCATCAAGTCGCTGACCTTTATTCCGGGCAGGCTGTACGACAACGCCGCGCTGATGCGCAAGGACCCGGATTACCTCGCCAATCTGTTGGCGATGCCGGTCGTCGAGCGCGAGCGCCTATTGGGGGGCAACTGGAAGATCCGGCCGGCTGCAGGCCTCTATTTCAAGCGCGGCTGGTGCGAGATGGTCGACGCCTTCCCGGCGTTGCGCGACACCGTGCGCTATTGGGATCTGGCGGCGACCGAGAAGACCCCGGACAACGACCCGGACTGGACCGTCGGCGTCAAGCTCGGCCGCGACGAGTTTGGCGGGCTCTATGTGCTCGACGTGATCCGCGAACGGGTCGGCCCGTTCGAGGTCGAGCAGCTGTTAAAGAACACGGCGAGCCAGGACGGCAAGACCTGCAAGATCGGCTGGGGCAAGGACCCGGGCCAGGCCGGCAAGGCGCAGACTCTCAATTACGTGCGCATGCTGGCCGGCTATTGGGTCATGCCCGAGGCCGAGACCGGCGACAAGGTAACCCGCTTTGGGCCCGCCTCGGCACAGTGCCGTGCCGGCAACGTCAAGATTCTGCGCGGCCCGTGGAACGAGGACTTCTTCCGCGCGCTCGAGGGCTTCCCGGACCTGATGCACGACGATGATGTCGACGCGTTCGCCGGTGCCGTCGAGCTGATGCACGCGCAAGCGCCGGGCATGAACATCTACGAGCTGTATCGGCAACAGGCGGCAGAAGCGGCGGCGGCAGAAGAAGCCAAGCGCGCTGCTCAACCCAAGCCGACGCCGCAGCCGGGATCGGTGGAGTGGTTTCAGATGATCAACAGCCGCAATACCGAGTGACCTGACATGCCGCGCGGTGGAACCCAAACCTCACTCGTCGGGATGGTCAATACGCTGATGGCGCCGTTCCGCGGCCGTCAGCCCGGCAGAGGCGCGCCGGTCTACAGCTATGCCACCACGCCTAATGGACGGACCCCGGACATCACCCAGTTTGCGCCGGTTTTCCAGCCATCGGGCGGGCTCTTTGCACCGGGTTATCCACTGGTGCCGCCCGATTACGAGCGCACCCGCCGCTACAACTTTCCGGTGGGCATCAACTACATTTATACACCACGCTCGTTTGAGCCGATCGGCTTTGCCGAGCTCAAGGCACTGTCCAATGACGACATCACGCGGCTGTGCATCGAGACCCGCAAGGACCAGATCGAAAAGCTCGGCTGGACGATCAAGCCGCGCGACGAGGACGGCCCAAAGAAGTCCGGCACCGACAAGCGCATCCAGCAGCTGACCGAGTTCTGGCAATACCCCGACGGGATCACGCCATTTGCGACGTGGTTGCGCCAATTGATGGATCAGGTGCTGGTCATCGACGCGCCGGCGATCGAACCACGGCGCAATCGCGGTGGCGACGTCATCGGGCTCGACATCATCGACGGGTCGACGATCAAGGTGCTGATCGACGACACCGGGCGCCGCCCGCGGCCGCCGGCTCCGGCTTTTGAGCAGATCATTCACGGTCGGCCATGGGTATTGCTCGAGGACGGCACCCGCGCCAACACCGAGGAAGGCGAGATCGTTGACCAGTTCACCGATCAGGAGCTGATCTATTTCCCGCGCAATCAGCGCGCCGACCACCTCTACGGCTTCTCGCCGGTCGAGCAGATCGTGCTGACGATCAACACCTCGATCCGCCGCGGCGTGATGCAGCTGCAGCACTTCACGCAGGGCAATGTGCCGCCCGGTCTGGTCAATGCGCCGACGGGCTGGACACCCGAGCAGATCGCACAGTTTCAGGACTGGTTTGACGGCAAGCTCGCCGGCAACACGGGCGAGCGCACCAAGCTCCTATGGGGACCCGAGGGCGCCAAATACCAGTCGATCAAGGAAGCGCCGCTCAAAGACGATTTCGACGAGTGGCGGGCCCGGGTGATTTGCTTCGCCTTTAGCCTGCCGCCGACCGCCTTCACCAAGCAGGTCAACCGCAACACCGCCGAGAGCGCGCAGGAAGCGGCACTCGAGGAGGGCCTGGCGCCGCTGATGGGCTGGGTCAAAAGGCTGGTCGACGGCATCATCCAGCGCCGCATGGGCCACCCGGACCTCGAATTCTCCTGGTCGGACATCGCTCCGGTCGACCCGAAAGACCAAGCCGACATGCTGGTCGAGCTGGTCGGCGCCGGGCTGGAGACCTTGAACGAAGCGCGCGACCTCTTGGGCCTCGACCCCATCGAGGGCGGCGACGAGATCATGTTCAAGACCGGCACCGGTCCGGTCACCCTCGACAGCATCCTCAACCCGCCCGAGCCGCCGCCGGTCGTGGTGCCGGCTGGTGCGGGTGTAGTCGCGCGAAATCGACCGCCAGCCGCCGGCGGAAAATCGCCGCCGTCGAAAAACGGCGCACGGCCGTCGAAGAACGGCACAAAACCGCCGGCAGGCGGCAAAAAGCAGCCGACGACGGCAAAACCGGAGAAGCCCGAGGGCGGCGCCGAGGCCGGCGGGAAGGCGAAACCGGGCAAGGGCGGGGTAGGCAAAGTCGCCGGCGACCCTCTTCGCCAAGCGGCGGGAGAGCCGCCGCAACATAGCCTTGCTGGACCGGACCAAGACCCGCTTGCAGACGAAGCTCGAGCGCTTCTTCGCCGAGCGCGCGCGGGACGTGGCGCGGCAGTTGGCCAAGGAGATGCGGCTCGAGGGCTGGGAGAGGCTGTAGACCTGCCGCCGCCGTGGCGCTTGATCAGCGGCATCGTTAGCAAAGCCGGCGAAGACAGGGGGCATGTTGCCGCCGAGAACGCGCGGCCGGTCGAGTTGCCGCTGGCCGACGACATTACGGAAGCTGACATTCGGCACATTGCCTGGCAGATCGTTCGCGATGCGATGGCGCGCGGCGAGGCGCCGAAGACGCGGACCCGCACGGTGCCGATCGGCGACCTGGTAGCGACCCAGCGTGTCGTCGACGACGAGCGGGTCGAGGACGACGCGGCCGATTACCGCCAGCACGGCCAGGGCGCGGAGAAGCCGCTGGTCGTCGAGCGTCAGGGCAAATGGTACATCCTGGCCGGGCATCACCACGCCGAGGGCGCGCTCGACGAGGGTGCCAGCGAGCTGCGGGTCGAGGAGCTACTGCAAAGCGGAGCCGACGAGTAGGCCGATCGCGGCAACGCCCGCCGCGGCACCAAGGCACAACAGCACAAAGACGAAGCCGCTCAGCATCAGCCGCCGGCCGCCGATCAGCCACACCAAGACTTTACCCATCACCATGCGGGGTCTCGATGGCCGATGCCGACGACGAACGCCGGCGCCGCGCCGCCGCATTGCTGGGGATGCTGTCGCTTGGCGACTGGTCGGTGCTCGAGGACGACATTGCCGCCGATCTGGCACCCGTCTACGCAGACGGTCTGCGCGCTGTTGGCTTTACTGGAGATGTGCAGGAGACTCGGAACCACGCGCGCGCCAATCTCGGGCTGCCGCCGCTCGAGGACGGCGGTGACGAGGTCCCCGAAATCTTGGACGAGATGCCGGACCTCGCTGCCCGCTGGGCCGAGAGCCAAGCCGCCGATCTGATCCCCGGGCTCGAGGACCGCACGCCCAGCATGCTGCTGACGACCGTCATCGACGGACTGGCTGGCAACTGGACGGCCAAGGAGCTGGCGCTGGCGATCGCCGATGCACCGGCCTTCAACAGCGCACGCGCCGAGACCATCGCCTACAACGAGACGACGCAGGCCGAGCGCGAAGGCCTCAACACGGCAATGCACGGCACCAACGTCGCGCGCGGCAAGCAGTGGTTCACCCAAGAGGACGACGCGGTCGAGGAAGATTGCCAAACAAATGCCGACGCCGGCGTGATCGGGATTGAAGACGAGTTTCCTAATGGCGATTGGCCGCATGTCAATTGCCGTTGCTGGTGGGAGGTCGTCGACTTCGACGAAGAATAGCACCACGCGGGGTCTCGACATGCGCAAGTTTTGCCGAAGTCTCGACCGCGCCGCCGGCGAGATCAACGCCTATCTGCTGATCGTAGCGCTCGGCCTCGCCGTCATCGACTTGCTGCTGCTGCTCGCCAACGCCATGCCGCCGATGGCGGGATACGGAATAGCCCAATGAAATACCTTCGACCCCTGGCGCTTGCGTTGGTCGTCGCTGCGGCACCGCATGCCCACGCCGGGAGTGTCACCGGGTCGGTGACGATCACCATTCAGCAGCCGCTCAAGCTTGTGTTCACACCGGCGGCGCCGACGGTCCCGTGCAACGCTCCGGCGGGAACCGTGCTCTCTGCGCTGAGCACGACGGGCGGCGACGGCAATGCCGTGGCTTATACCGCGACCGGCGGCGACACCGCCGATTTCACGGTGAACGGCACCAACGTCGTGGTCGGCCCGAATGGCATCGCCGCGGCCAATTGCCCGCCCGCCGGTCAGACGACGACCGAAAACCTGACGATCACCGCGACGCAACCATGAGCGACGCGCTCGCCGCCGCCGCACTGGCGATGGCCTTTGGCTTTTCGGTGCCGTGCGACTTGCCGCCGGGTGCGGTGGTCGGGCGCGTGCTGATGAGCAATGGCGACGGCAACGCGATCACCCTTTCGGTTAAGAGCGGCGACACTGCCGATTTTCGGCTCCGCCCGAGCGGCGTGATCGTGGTTGGTCCGAACGGCATCAGTCCCGCCAACTGTGGCACCAACCAAAGTCTGACGATCACCGCCACGCAGCCATGAGACGCCGACGGCTCCGGCCGCAGCATGACGACGAGGTCGTGCTGAGCGGGCTCGATCCGTACCCGGCACCGGACTCGGTGCGTAACATGATGGGCTACGACCAATGCCCGCCCGCGGTGCGCCAGCGCATCGCCAACCATCCGCACGCGATGGTCTTCGCCACGGATCAGTTTGGCCGAACCGTGCTGATCGAGATCCGGCAGACCTAAGCGGCGACGCCCCTTTCTATTTCGGAGCATATCATGCTGATCGGCATCACCGGCCATTCCGGTGCGCAGAAGTCTGAGGTCTGCAAGCACCTGTGCAAAGCGCACGGGTTCACCCGGCTGCATGCCGGCACCCCCGTCAAGAAAGCCGTGCGCACGCTTGCGGGCCTGACCAAAGCGCAGACCGAGGGCAAATTGCGCGACAATCCGACGATGCGGCTCGGCGGTGCGGCACCGCGCGACCTGATGGAAGCGGTCGGCGACGCCACGCACAACGCGGCCCCCAATGCGACAAGTGTCGTATTGCAGCGCCGCGTGCAGAAGCGGCTTGCTGCTGGGAAGTCGGTTGTGGTCGACGGCGTGCGCAGCCCGGTCGAAGCGCAGACCATCCGGCGAATGGGCGGCCACATCGTGCGCGCCGATGATGGCGGCGAGGCCGACTCGAGCAAACCGATGGACCGGCGCCAGGTCGGCGTCACGGCCGATCAATCGGTCGACACCAGCGGCAAGAAGAAGGCGCTGCGGGCGGCGACCGACCAGATGCTCGCCGATCTGCGCAGCTAATCATGATCTCGGTCGGGCTCGGCCGCATTCTCACCTCGCCCGGGCGCGTGCGCGTGCTCTCGCCTTTGGGTGCCGGGCAGCCGCCGGGCGGGCTTTCACC